AAAAGCAGAACTTATTTTTCTTGTTTTACCAGAGGAATTATTCATTGAACTAGAACTTTTGCGCTCGCTTCTGCGTCTGCTACCGCTGCGTCTGCTACCGCTGCTGCTTCTGCTTCTGCTACCGCTTCTGCTTCTGCTACCGCTACCGCTACCGCTGCTACTACTTCTACTTGACATATATTATTATCATTATAAAAAAAATTAGTTAATTATTAAATATTAATTATTAACCCTACTTTACCATAAGACGAGGAGCAATACTCATGCTTTCAAGTTCTTGGATAAGCAATTTACAAGAATATGGCAACCTAATTTCTGAAAAGTTTGTGTAGTTATTACATTTTTTACACTTGAAAATATTCTTATCAGGATTTACTGGTGAAATCAATCCACATTCATTACAGGTGAATACTCTGAAATTATCAGAAACATCAATAGTGCGCTCTTTCAAGAATTGCAGACTTCCATGCGCAATCATACAGTCACGTTCCATTTCTCCAAAACGAAGACCACCATCACGTGTCCTACCTTCGGCTGGCTGGCGAGTAAGCAACACCATTGGTCCTGTTGAACGCGAATGAACCTTATCTTCAACCATATGTTTCAATCTCTGATAATAGGTAGGACCCATAAATAGTTTTGTTTCCATCTGTCTTCCAGTAAAACCATTATGGAGAATTTCATTACCAAAACTTTCAAATCCCTGTCCTTCCAGAATATCAGCTATATCATGAACATTTGTATTCATAAACGGAGTTCCATCACCATGTGCTCCAATCAATGTACAACTCTTTCCAAGAATACATTCAATCAATTGAGCAATAGTCATACGGCTAGGAATAGCATGTGGATTAATAATAATATCTGGCGTAATACCATCTTTTGTATATGGCATATTTTCAGCAGGATAAACCATACCTACTGTTCCCTTTTGTCCATGCCTACTTGAAAATTTATCTCCAATCTTTGGTGTTCTCTGAGAGCGAACACGAATCTTGCAGAATTTATGTCCCTCGCCATTAATGTTAATATAATTACTATCAATAAACCCACTCTCATTATTACGCAAGAATGTACTAGAATCCCTATAAATTTGTGATGTTTTAACCTTATCTTTCATTGGGACAACCTTACCAATAATAATATCATTTGAATTAACTGGTGTATTAGGTTTAATAATACCCGATTCATCCAATTTTTCATATGAACCAGGTTTCATTCCTTTTGTGATTTTAGGATCAGGTTTCATAAAACGTTCATCTTGTCCAGAACTCTGAATTTTCTTTTCATCGTCTTTATATGTCCTATAGAATGTTGAACCAAATAGTCCCCTATCAATACTACTCTGATTGAAAATAATTGAATCTTCCTGATTATAACCACTATAACTTCCCACTGCTACAATAACATTAATTCCATTTGGAATCTCACTACTAGGAAGAAGGCGACCAATACGTGTATTAATGATTGCCTTTTGTGGATAACTAAGAACATGCCCCATTGTATCCATGCGTTTCCTATAATTCAACGAGTAAATCCCCATTGCCTGTTTTCCCATAGCAGACTGGTATGTGTTTCTTGGAGACTGATTATGGTTGCAAAATGGAATATGAGAACCAAGAATTCCAAGAATGAGACAAGGATGAATTTCACAATAATCATATGATACTGTTTTACTTTTAAGGTCAATAGGTCTCATAGCAATCATAGCATGCCAAGATTCTTCAGTATCAATATATTCAATAACACCTCGTGAATCTTCGCTTTGTGTCATATTTTTAATTCCACCTTCCCTTGAAATATCTCCAGGAATATTTCCCAACAATAGATTCTTCCATTTATAACTTCCATTTTCTAGACGATGAATATGTGATTTTGTAATTTTAAGATTCTTGTTTTCTACAATAAATAGGGGACGACTACATCTACCAGCATCAGTGAAAATTACTATTTCATTCATATCAATATTGAATACAATACTTGTGAAGATATTAATAACCGCCTTCTGTTTTGACATTTTTAACAGTTTATACAATTCTACTGGATTTGTATGAACACCAAACCACCTTCCATTTACAAAAATCTTTGTGAGATTATATAGACTCTTGATGTCCAAAATATCTTCCAATGGAATCATAGAATTTTCATTCAAAATCTTAATAATGGGGTCAATACTTGAACCAATAGTGACATAACATCCCAATGACAAATTCTTAACTAGACCAACTGAACCACCTTCTGGAGTTTCACTAGGACAAACAATACCCCACTGTGTAGGGTGAAGTTTTCTAGGAGCAACCAATTTACCAGTTTTCTCTGTAGGTGTATTAATTCTGCGAAGATGTGATAGGGTGCTAACATAAGTAAGACGATTCAATACCTGTGCAATACCTACTTTACTATTTGTTGATTTAATTCCCCAGTTTCCTGTAGCCAAACCATACTTCAATCCAGATTCAATTGTTGTTGAACGCAAAATCTTATAGAGATTTGTTCCATTAATTACATCTTCAATCTGATTGGTATTCCTCCAAGGACCGCTATTGAGTTCCTTCATAATACTGTTTCTCATATCTTTAACCAATTTTGTAAAATACTGACGGAATAGGACTGCCATAAGATAACCTGAAGTTTCTACACGTTTATTACAATAACTATCCCTATCATCAAATCCAATTTTATTAAAGAAACACATACCCAGTTTCTTTACCATATAACCAATGAAAAGTGCTTTGCTTCTGAAATCAGGTCCAACATGAGGAAGAAAATCTCTTTCCAACATTCCCTTAAAAATTTCAATACGACGCTCCTTGCTAAGTTTAATATCTTTTGGTTGTCCAAGAATAGAGCCATTCTTTAGCATAAATTCAAGAGCCTCTTCCTGGGTCAGAATGAAAGAACCATCTTCAATTGTTGCCTTCAACCAATTTACCATTTCATAGTTTTCTTCAGCAGAAATATCGTGTAGAATGTATTCCAAGATTTTCTTATCACTTTCGACACCTAATGCTCTAAATACAATGAAAAGTGGCAAGTCTAGTTTAATATGTGGAACTGCAATTTTAATAGTCCTTCCAGAGGCATTTTCACGAGCGGTCAATTTAATACTTACATTCTTAGATGTGTTAAATCCAGTAATAGAAGTTGATTTTACATCACAAATATGTGAATATTTACTTGAAACTTTGTTGTTTTCAAAAACATGCACCTTATTTTCTGTCATTTTTTCCTGACCTACAATTACCTTTTCATTACCATTCACGATAAAATACCCTCCCATATCATACTTACATTCATCATTCTTTCGTGTTTTACTTGGATTATTATGGAGACTACAAAACTCACTACGAACCATAATAGGAATTTTACCAATACTAATATTCTTTAAAATCTTCTTGAGAGTAATAGTAGGTTCATTACTTTGTGGGTCTTTTACAACCGTGACCACCATATCAACATTAATAGGCATACTATAAGAAATGTTTCTCAAACGTGCTTCCTGTGGATACATAATTTTAGTGCTACCATCATTCTCATAAATCATTGGTTTTGTAAAATATGAGTCGGTGAATTCAATACGAATTTCATAATTATAGGTATTTGTTTCCTCCTGATATCCATGATAAATAGAAAGTGGATTAAATTGTCTAATAATAATTGGAATCTTATTTTTCATAAAGTCATTATACGATTCTAAATGATGTCTAACAAGATGTTCCCAATTATCCTCATTAATCAAAGACTTGATAATTGTCCATGAATCAAATTCATCAATGAATGTAGATCTTCCACCAGTATTACTAGATTTACTCATTATTTTATTTATATTAATTAAATTTTAAGTGAAGTCAATTTTAAAATTAAAAAAAATAATACATTGTCTATTTCTTTAACTTAAGAATTAAAAATACGACTAGAATTATTAAAAGTGCAATACTTGAATATTTGAATACACATAATGTATCGCAATTTTTAGATATATTCATATCCATATCCATATCCATATCTATATTATTTTGATTATCAAATTCTTCAATAGAATTGTCATTGTCATTGTGCTCTTTAAAAGTTTTTTCAGGCATTATATTTTTATTAGAATATAATGAACTTCTTGATATATCTTCAGAAGGAAATTCTATCTCTATTTTTTCTACATTAAAGTTTTTTAAATGTATCGGTTTTCCAGTAATTTCATCAACAGTAGAAATGAAACAAAGTTCAGGTTTATCTTTTATTATTTCAGTATATTTTTCCTTATGTCTCAAATATACTTGTTGTTGAATATATGTTCTTATAGCTTCATTTTTTTTGGTTTTGGGAAAATAACTTAATGACTTTATTAAATTATTACCATTATTATTTGTAGTTAATAAGTCTGAACCTCCATTTACTAGAGACATTATTATTTTAATGTCTTTCTTTGGTCCCATAAGAGATGTATGTAATGCATTTTCTCCAAGTCTATTTTTAGAAAGTAAATTACCATTATGATAAATTATTAAATTGACTATTTTGAGATTTCCACCTCTAACTGCTGAATGAAGAACGGAATCTCCTAAATTATTACGTTTGTCTAATCTTGCACCTAATTTGATAAGTCTATAAGTAAGATATTCGTTTTCTTTTAATACAGCTAAATGAATAGGAGTATTTCCATCTTTATTTTTCAAATTTAATTCAACGCCAATATTTAAGATAAAATCTATACATTTTTCTGCTCCAAGAGAAATACACTCATGAAGAATAGTATTTCCTGGATAACCGTTTTTTAATGGTTCATTTATTGTTTCAGTACCAACATTTTCATAATATTTAATTAAATCTTCAAGATTATCATCTTTAACAGATTTTAACATTTTTAATTCTTCAGCATTGTCGGGTTCAACTCTTGTATGATCATAAATAAAAGGGACACTTCTTGAATTACTACAAAGGCTAGAATAACAATCGGGAATTATATCATAAATTCTTGTATTTGGATCTAATGTTTTATCGTTTAATGAATCCACACTATTTGATAAACGACATAAATCATGTGCATTAAGTAAATCAAAATTCTTATCACAATCGTCTTGTAATTCGGGATTACATATTTTATAACCAATTACTTCTCCATTTTTTATAATTTGTTTTCCCCTTTTATTTATTTTATTAACATCTAATCCTTTGTATAATTTATTTTTGGAATCACAGCACTTTTGAACCTCTAATGTTTCATAATTACATAAGTTATTTAATTGTTCCATTTTATCAGCTTTTTCATCTTCAGTATATATATTTCCAGTAGCTGGATTTCTACCAAATTTCAAAATAGTTTCAGAAAAAGGTTGGATTTCATTACATTTTTTAAGATTATCCGCACATGTTTCATTTGGAAGAACTTTTAATAAATCCATTATATATAATCGTATAAAATATTTTAAAAATAAAAAATAAATAAATACTTACTTACTAGGCAAGTTTTTTAATATATTATTTGTTGCCTTATTAAGGTTAAAAGAATTATTTTTCATTAAATTGTTAGATTTTTTTGTTAATTTATGTAAAACTCCAAATTTATTTAATAAAAAAACCACCAATCCTAATACAGATAATGCTACTAATATAATAATTATTTTAAGTGTTAATGAAAGTCCCTTTTTTTCAACTTCTTCTTCTGGAGATTCTACAGATTCAGAACCAGTCTCATCCTCATTCTCATCCTCATTCTCATCCTCATTCTTCTGTTCCTCTAATATTTTATTAGCTTCTTCACTAGTAACCTTGACTTCTCCTACTGTATTCTTTGGTGAATTATTTATTTCTGTATTCAATTCTGGATGTTCTGAATTTCCAAAATCATTCGATAAATAAACTACATCTTTAGTATTGGAATTAAGAACAGGAAAAACTAATTTATTTCTTACATCATTGGAATTTTTTAAGTCAATACTTGTTGCATCATGAACAGTGTCTTCTAAAAATTTCATTCTATCCTCCATTTTTCTTACTCTCTTTTTAATATTTTTACTATCATTAAAACTTGTTAATGAATCTGTATATGGGTCATATAAATACTGAAGTCCAGTATCATTTGTAAGCACTTTTTTTCCTAAATGTCTATCATATGAAGCTTCAGAAGCATTTTCAATATCTCTACGTTCTTTTAAAGCTTCTTCGTTATTAAACTGATATTCGTATAATGTTTCTCCATCTTCACCTTCTTCATGGAAAAAGTAAATTAATTCACTATTATCAGCATTATTATTTGCGTAATTATTCATATCATCTGAATTACTACCTTCTGGTTCTTCGGTTGTTCCATTTCCTGTAGCAGTAGTAGGAGCAGCACCATCTCCAGTAGTAGTGACATTAGGAGTAGTAGTAGGAGCAGTAGCATCTCCAGTAGTAGTGACATTAGGAGTATTAGTAGGAGCAGCAGCATCTCCAGTAGTAGTGACATTAGGAGTAGTAGTAGGAGCAGCATCTCCAGTAGTAGTGACATTTTCTTCTAAACAAGGATCATCTAATTGTGGAATATCTCCGCTACAGTAATGATTAATAGGTTTTTTTTCAGTAAGTGAGTTAGTGTTATCTGGAGAAATAACACAAAGACTATTATAAGATGCGAAAGTCTTAGTACCATTATCATTTTCTAAACATTTACCATAAACAATATTACCATTTCTATCCCTATTACAAAATAGTTCAGAATCCTCACAATTTAAGTCACTAGGAGTTCCAATGTCCAATGGACGAGATCCAGGATTAACACATTTAAACTCACTAACGTCTAAACCTCTATCACAACCTTTAGTAATACAATCATATCTATTATCTATACTTGAACAAAAAGTATTTTTTAAATCACAGTAATCTAGCTCACAATCACAATTACCTATATCTACAGATTCTGAACAAAATTCGTCAGCACAAGTTTTACCACATTTTTCTTTCATCATTTCTGTAAAACCTTCATTATTTACTCCACCAATACAAGTTCCACCATTATTTTCTTTTAACGTTTCACAATTAGTTTCATTATCTCTTATACAAGCTTCGTTTATATTTGAACATATTTCACAACAATTTTCTATATCACCATATCTTAAATTAGTAGTCATTAATATAAATTAATAAAAGATTATTATTTGGATATTTTCTCCAATTCTATCAAACAATATGGACATTTTTTATTTGATTTGAACCATTCTTCACAACAATCTCTACAAAATTCATGACCACATTTAGTTTCATAAGTATTAGTTTTTTTAAAATTGCATATGTCACAACTAAAAGATTCTTCAGACGAATAAGTTTTTTCTAAAAAATATTCACTAAAATTTTGTAATCCAACTTCAACATTGCCTATAGAATTACCTAATTCTGTTAATTCTGAATAAGTCTCTGGATTATCAATACCTAGATTAATTTCTCCATAATTGTTTTCAATTTGTACTAAAACATTGTCTAATAAACTAAAAAAATCTATTTGTCTATCAGAATTATAACCCTGTTCGTGTCCCTGTTCGTGTCCCTGTTCGTGTCCCTGTTGTATATTGTCTGTTGAAACTAATGGTGTTAATGGTGTTACTTGACCTCCAGGAAAAAAACTAAAATTAAATCTAGGAAATTCACAATTTTGAATATGATTAGAATAATCTCTAAATTCTATTAAATTACTACAATATTCACATGGAATTAAATCTTTAAAATCATCATTGCTTATTGTGTTTCTGCATGTTAAACTATGAATATTTCTATTACATTCAGGGACTTCATTTCCACAATTATTACACGTGTAATTTTCCATATAATATTATATTACTATTAAAATTATGGAAACTAAAACGATAAAGGTTAATAGAATAGAAAGAAAAGAAAGAAAAGAAAGAAAACTAAAAAATATTGATCCAAATTTAATAAATGCTCTAAAAAATAAGGAAACTGTCAAAAAAATAATACAAGATGAAAAAATAAGAAATATAATAATGGAAAATGACCTACTTTCCTTAAGAAATCAAATAAAAAATAAAACAAAAAAGAAACCAAGTTTTAGAAAAAAAACAATTAATGCTGATACAATAGAGTCTATTATTTTTACATTTAAAAAAATGTACGACAGAAACGAAAATACAAAATTTTGTCAATATCTAAAAAAATTAAAAAAATATCAAATAGTTCCTATTCTTTTTCATATTAATATTCTTCATAAAAAAAATAGCAAAGCTCCAATACCACTATTGAAAAATATATTATTTAATATTTTAACTAGCAATATTGTAATCCATAAAAATTAATAAGAATACACTAATGACCCCATTCCACTAACTACCTTAAAAATATTATAATTTACTAAATAAATATCATAATTTACTTTATAGACATAATCAGTAATATTTGGAATACTAGATTTTATTTCCATATGAACTTCATTAAAAACACTAAAATCACAGCTACCACTTGGTTGAGTTTCATTTGCTGATAAACAAAAACTATAGCAGTAAATACCATCAAGTGTAGGTGCAATACTGAAATGCTGTAAAGGTTGTTGGTATAAAAAATATTCCTTATGCCTTTCAGAAAATCTTTCACTACCATTTAATTTTAAAACCATTGATTCAATTATATCTTTTTTACTATTACTTGGTGTTAAATCCGTTTGTGTAAGGTAATTATTTGTATAAAATGGAAATATTTCCTTATTAGTGTCGTAATATTGGTCTGAAAATTTGAATTGAGGTGAATATGGAGGGATTCCATTTATCCAATGAGTAAAATTACCATGCTGATTAAGGGCAATTTGATCTTCGCGCTTAGGTGCTACTACAATATATTTTACAGGATTAAGTCCTGATATTTTAAATGACTGACTTGGAGTATCAACACCGACAATAGGCGATTGCTTATTAACTTGAGTGATTAAATACTCATGTTCAAATGATGCAAATCTCTTTCTTTCTTCAGTATCTAAAAACGCATATAATGTTTCTATCTTTGCATTTATATTTAATCTACTACTACTTAAAAAAGTATCATCTTTAGTAAAATTGGAAAATCCCAATTCATTATCTAATGAATCAGTCACCTTAACTCTTCTACCAAAACTATCTCTTCCACCAACTGGGTCAATAACAGTAAATAAATCATATAATGGAGCCAATGTAAATTCTAATTCTACTTCGTGATATTGTAATGCTATTAAAGGTATTGATAATCCGGGATTACCGGAAAAGAAAAATGGTAATGGAATTTTTAATGTAGTTCCATCAATTGATGGAAAAGTAGTTCCTTCAATTACATCATTAATTGTTAAACTATTAAATCCCAAAGCATCATTACGAGCATGTTGGGCTGTATTATCCCCTCTGATATGTGGATAATTTCCATTATTTCCATGTGCTGATTCGGGTTCATATAGTTCTTTAACATTTCCACTTAATTTAGCACCTAATATTTTTTGATTATAATCAGATGTTAATTCATTTTGGATATCTATCCATTCACCAGTTAATGTATCTATTTTTTGACTACCTATAAAAAGTGTAACCTCTTTTATTATATGAGCTGCTATATTTCTTACCCATTTAAAATTATATGTATTACTATTTGTATTAGAAAACTTACCAGAATAAATTGTAGGAAGAGTAAATACAAAATACATTCCACATATTAAATCACCATCTCTAGGAATTTTTATTCTAAAACTAGAATTAGATGTTTTTCTTAATTCTGTGTTTGTTCCCGATTCATCAATTGATTCAATTGCAAATCTGGTATGTTTTCTAAAAACATTCTTAAAGAAAGATATTTGTGGATTTGATGTTAAAAAACTATCTGCGGTAGAAGTTGCTGCTAATTGTAAAAAACCTCCTGTCATCTTATATTATTTAAATATTAGTATATTTTTTTAAATAGATAATTAATTCATCTTAAAATTGATATTCTTTAAAAAGTACATTAAAAAAATATTAATAATGGAACTAGATTTTTCAACCGACCAATTAGAAGCTATTGAATCAATAAAACAATTCCTAGACAAATCTAGTAAAGAGAAAACACTATTATTTCAAGGAAGTGCGGGAACTGGTAAAACTAGTGTAATTAATCATATCTTTAACCTAAGTAAATATAAAGAATGGAGGATTTGTCTTGCCGCAACAACAAACAAAGCAGTTGCCGTTATGCAGCAAATGAATAGTTCAAAAAGGGACACATTGGAATTTTCCACACTTCATAAATTATTGAAAACTAAAAGAGTAATTGATGTTAATGGTGATGCTCAGTTTGTTGTTAATCAGAATGCTATTTTTGGAAAAAAAACCAAAAAGAGTGGAAATCCTGAAACAAAGAACATAAATTCATATAATGTAATTGTTATCGATGAAGCGTCTATGATAAGTAGTAGTCTATTTAATAGTCTAATGGAGGTGATCCATAAAGTTAAGGGTAAAATAATATTTACAGGTGATAGGATGCAGTTGAATCCAGTTAATGAAGATGAAAGTGATGTTTTTAAGCTATCTAATAGTATTGAACTAACAACTATTCATAGAGCAAAAAATGGTATTCTAGGTATAAGTAATCATATTCGAGAAAGTGTCGAAAAAAGAGATAAAATTAAAATTAAGAAATGGTGTGATGACAATGTAATTCTCATAAAAAATCGCGATGAATGGTTTAATAAATTTTTAGAAATGAATGAATCAAATCTAGAGCCTATAGTCCTAGCTTATACTAATCAGTGTTGTAATGAAATTAATAGTAAGATTAGAAAAATGGTGTTTAAAGATACAAAAGACCTAGAAAATCATAGATTTCTAAAGAATGATAGAATAGTGTTTAATAATGGTTATACTCCTGAAATGAATCAGGAAACTAGTTCAGGTGAAGAATTACAATCTATTAAAAGATATCATACTTCTGAACAATCAACTATAAAATCTATTGAAACATCGGTATCAACAACAAAACCACTTGATTATCAGGATTTAGTGTGTCCAGATTCGCCCACCAAGAATACCTTTGGAAAATTGTGCCATATTTGCTATAAATTCCCAATAAATTTTCAAATAGAAGTATCCTGTCTCCATAAATTCTGCAATGAGTGCTATTTGAATTGGATTCATATTACTAAAGAATGTCCTAAATGTAGTTTCTATGAGAAAAATGGAGAATTTATAGTTGCTAACCGCTTTTATAAAGCATTGGCACCACTCCTAAACAAATTTCTTAGATTTACTGTAAATTCATATAAAGTTTATCATATTACATTGGAAGACGGTTGTAGTATTCATGTTCTTCACGAAAAATCATTTGATAAATTCAAACGAGACTCTGAAATGATAAAGTCTATAATTGAAAACGTCAAATCTATTAGTAAAAGCAGTTTTATTCACACAATATCACGACATCTTTGGGAATACTATTATAAAGAATTTGTAGATAAATATGCTGATATTTCATATGGATATTGTATTACTAGTCATAAATCCCAGGGTTCTACCTATAATACTGTATTTGTAGATATTGGTAATATTCTTAACTATAATCGTTCTGTGGTAGATGGACTAAAATGTATTTATACATCTGTAACTAGACCATCACAGAATTTAATAATGACTTATTAATTACTTAATTATTATTTAAATATAAATATTAGAGAAATCAATATAAACAAATAATTTTTAATCTGTATTAACTTTATTGAAACTAAATAAAAAAATTTTTATATTTGAATTTGAATACACTATTGCATCATTTTTTATTAAATATAATAGATATTAAGATATAAATAATGCTTATTTAAATAGATTATCCATAATTTCATTAGCTTGTTTTTCAGCTTGTATAATATTATCTTTTAGCAAATTAATAATTGTTTCTTTTGAATTGCATTCTGCTACAATTTGCTCCTGAATTTCTAGAGGAGGAACATTAATCTTAAACTTATTAAATATTTGAAGATCAAGAGTTTTTTTACAACTACCTTTTTGAAATCTACTATCAAATATTTTATTAATTGATTTAAGATAAAGATATATAAAACGTGTTTTATTAATAGTCTTATTATTTAAATGATAACATAAACAACTAATATTACATTTACCATCATAATAATTTATAGGCAATAATCCAGTTCCATCGCCGGCATATTCAGTTGCTATAAATATATTCTCACCATCTATTGTGTATGTATCAATGTATTTCCAATGTTTATTATCTTTTCCCTTTGAAATAATTGGATATTCACCATTATTAGTATCTATTTTTGAAGTCTGAATATTTCCTTTATTAATTTCAAATATATCAGATATTTTATAATCTTCTAAATCTTTTCTCATTAAAGTATTTTTTATAATACTTTCAATAGATTTTTCAAGTCCTTCTATAGTTTTTTTACTATATTCAATCTCATTTTCATAAATATTATCAAGTTGTTCTACAATTCTTTGTTGTATTTCTAGAGGTGGTAATGGTATTTTTATTTTACAAAAAGATTTTTTATCCAAATTTGGAATAGTTGAACCATTACAGCATTGTTCTTTTAAATTTAATTTAATTCTTATAAAATAATATAAATATTTAACTAAACAATTATCCAATGTTGAAAATATTGTTGTAAAATTAGTAGCATTAAATCTACCATTGTAATAAAATGTATTATCATTAATACCAGACCCAGATGTGGCTTGAACGATATATTCACCTTCAAACATATATGTGTCCATATAACCAATTATACCATTTGAATTATAATATGGATACAATGAACCACTTGTATTAGGAATATATTTACCTGAGTTAAAATCTGGGATCAAATCTGATATTTTAACCATTTCATAATTTTCACAATTACCAAAAACAACTTCTTTATACATATTCATATTTAATGAATATTCATTTTCTTTAATTTTATCTATAGAAACATCCATAAGCGGAATCTCTTCAATCTTATTTCCTACTTTATTAACTTGAACAAATTCTACATTTTTTGTTGATTCGCCAGTATTTTTAAAGAATAATACTGCCGTTTTAACACCAGTATTTTTAAAGAATTCACCGTTACCAACTTTAATAACCTTTTCTAATTCAAATTTATCCATTAAATATTTTCTAGTTTCTTTATACATTTTTGTAGAATTAAATAGAACTCCATCAGGCACTACAATAACGCAACGTCCTTCTTTTGCAAGA